CTAATTGAAAATTTCCTACGTTTTCAAGTACAAGATAAGCATAACGCTTCTTCTTTTTCTCTTATGTCTTGGATAGAGTCGCCCCTAACCAACTGCAAATTTACAAAAAAGTCGTAATAATAAGCCTTGTATGGGCAAATTATTACGACTTGGAGGTGCATTTTAGAGTTTCAGCCCTCGATTTTGTCGTCTGCTTGTCGGCAATCCTAATGCTTCCATAAACTCATCTTTCTTGCGTCTGAACCAAGAGTGATGCGATACACCATCGATTCTAAGGTCAAATCTTCCCTCTTTGTCCTCTTTGAGGGAGCAGATCGCCCCATCGGCTGAAAACGATTGGTTAAACATCATTGAATAGAGTTTGCCCTTGACGGGGATTTCCTTAAAAGTACATAATGCTTTGATTAGGTTGTCGTTGAATCCCATTTTCTCGCTAAGGTATTTAATCATCGGCATCAATTTCTCCACATACGGGAAGTAATGCAGAATTTTGTCGATATACTCCGATTGTTTATGATGTTCCGCTTCGTATGATTGCTTGACCTCCTGTATCTGCTTTTGGTGTTCCACCTCCATTTGCTTGATATTGGATTGCAGTTTCTCGATGGTCTCGTCTCGGATTGCTATCTCGTCCCGCAAATCTTCGTTCTTGCGTTCCAATGACTTCATCTTACCGCTACCGAAAAGAGAACTGACACCGCTTGCAAGTGCTGTGGCTGCATCGGTGGCTACGCTTTTGAGCCTGTCGGTGCGTATCTCCGATTTCACCTGTTTGAGTTCTTGTTCGGCTTCGGCTTTCTGTTCTTGCAGTCGCTTGGATTTCAGTTCAAGAGTATCGTTCATCTTCTTCAATTCCCGATAATATTGCGTGGTGGTAGTGTGCCGAGCTTCGGATCCACGAACACCACGCTGCAATCCGTACTTTGCCATTACCTCAGCATATCCATCGTGATATGAAATCAGTGTTTGGCGGTTAAACAAGTCATCGGCACACAAGCGGACTGCATTTGCTTTCTTGCGGTATTTGCGTTTACCGTTGGCTTGCTCTTTCTTGGCTTTACGGCGTTCTCCCGTTACGATGGGTACAACCGATGCGTGGATATGTGGCGTTTTCTCGTCCATATGAAGATGAGCCGAAACCACATTCTCCCAACCGAATGTATCGTACAGGTATCGTATGCTGTCTTGACACCATTCACCGAGTTTGCCATTTTTGTAAATAGCCATCATATCCTCGTGTGTTCCCGACATTACGATACGGACAACTCTCACTTGGTCGTTGGTTATCTTCCGCCTGATACCTGCTGTTTTCAGTCGGTAGGCGATTGCCTCGTCCCTGCCATTCACTCCATCGGGATATGTAACCAACGCCATATTAAGATGCGTTCTTGTCGGATCGGCATTGTGCGGTATTACTTTTCTCTCTATGTGGTCGGATTGTGTGGCATCCGATGTGCCTTTTGCTTTCTTTACATCAAATGTGAAATTTCCCATATTGCTTGATTTAGTGGTTTAACATGATTGATTTTTGGTTGCTCTCTGCATTGGCTCGCAGGGTTTCCAAAGGGCTTTCCCTTTGGCTCGATAGGGAGTTTTTAGCGTTACGATAGTAATGCGTTAAGAAAACGCCCTATTGAGCTATGGTATTTTTGCTAAATACCTTTGGGAAAGCGAGCGTGCCGATTATAGACCCAATCCCTTTTTCTTCTTTTGTGGTGGATTATGCATCCGCCTTGTGGATTGGACTTGCGATTTTTTCTCTGCTTGTTTTGCTTGGTTTCGGTGGCATAGATAGTCATTCAAATCCTTATGACCTGCGTAGTGATGCGACATATCTTGAAGCCTGTTTCCGAATAACCTTTTCAGATTCTCATAGGCTCTTTGCCCTGCTTGGTCATTGTCAAGGAAGCAACCGATTCGGGTGTATGGGCGTAATAGTTGCTCCGCTTTCGAGAGGTTGGTAACGGAGTTCAGCACCATATAATCCTGCTCGTTTGTGCGTGGCTCTTCGGGATTATTGTTCACTCGTATTGTGAGGAACGAGAGATAATCCATAAAGCCCTCGAAGAGATAACACACATCTCGTTGCTCACCCGGCTGTCGGATATGGGTAATATCTTTGGGAGCAAGGCAACCTTTGAAATAGCGGTTGCGAAGTTCATAGCCACCATAGATATTCGGGAAACCAACAACAAAGTAGGTTTTACCCTCATACTCGTATCTCAACTCTTTACACTCTCTTTTGGCGAGTTCGATGTTTATTCCTCGCCCTCGCAGGTAGTCGATGAGGGCAGGAGAAGATAACTCGCCAACCTGTATGCCTTGAAAGCTGCTGTTGTGAGTTTTCTGCTCACCAAAAGAAAAGGATGCCGGGCGAATGTAGGGAGTTCGCTCCGCTATGCGTTCCAACAGATAAGCTACATTCTCGCTGTGGTAGAGTTCCGCTGCCAATGCGATGATGTTACCACCCTTGCCGATACCGAAGTCATACCATTGGTTGAGTTCGGTGTTTACCTTGAACGAAGCATCGGTTTCGTTCCTCAGTGGTGATTTATACCATAGGCTTTTACCTTGTTGCTTAATAGGTGTATAGCCTAAACTTTGCAGATAGTCTGCCAACTTGATTTGTTTTGCGTCTTGGATTGTCATATTACATACGGTTTTAGGGTTGATGAAAATTTGTTGATTTGATGAATCGTTGATGTAATATGCTTATATACAGACTTGTAACAGCTCAACATATTCTCAACAAACCACTCACCAAAAGAGAAAACTACAATTTGGCGTGTGCTGCATCTCAACTTCTCTTTTGGCTTGTTGAGACTTTGTTGAGAGTGTATGTTGTTTATTATCAGTGTGTTTATACTCATATTCAACAATTCAACAGAAAATGGTAGTGTTACAGGGATTCGAGTTGCTCCCTTGTGATGGTGTAGTAGCGTCCCACTCTCCTTATCGGCTCATAGTGGCAACTTTGATTGTAGTTGCCTTGATAGGTAATGTAGGTAAGCCCATTGGGTGCAGGTGTCAGTTTCCAACACTCTTGCACCACTTTACGCACTTGATGTTTCTCTACCTTTACCTGAGAGTGCATCAACAGCACGACAAGGTCGTTAAGGCAGAATGAAACGCTATCCACATTCATAGTCGCCATAATGTCGAGCAGCAGCTCCGACATCTCTATCTCCAATCGGTTACGGTTACTGCGGATAATCCTCTGCAATGCTTCTGTATGCAGCAGCGATGGACTGAACCACATTCGGCTCTCCCTTTCGGTGGATAACGTTCGATTGGTGAGGAAATGGAGAAATGCGGGTATCTCCGCTTTCAAGCGTTGCAGGAAGTTGGTATCATCGGACAGTAAGCGGTTTATCTTGCGTACCCAATAACGTGTTTCCCCTGCATCGATGATTACGGGCAGATACTCGTTGTTGGAGCATAGCACGAATTTGGCAAAGAACGCAATTTCATCACGGTCTTTGCCTTTGGCTTCCACCTTGTAGGATAGTGTGGTACTCAGATTCTTCAATCGTTCGCTGTCCTCCCTGCGGTTGAGCAGCACCTCATCGACCATAATAAGGAGTTTGCCAGCCCAATCGGAATTGAATTGACTGCGGAAATCCTCGTTGGTGTTGAATGTTACATTGTTCTGAAAGAGGACTTTCAGAAAATTAAGGAATGTGCTCTTACCCGTATTGCGTTCCTCCGATACCAATAACAGGATTGGCAACTTCTGAACGGGTTGCAGGTAGAGCAGTTGCAGATAGTCCATTCCCAACTCGTATTGCTCACCGAAGATATGCTCTACCAATGAACGGATAGAGGGGAAATCACCCTCTTGCGGTTGGTGGTCTATCGGCTCATAGAGGTTAAGGAACTTGCCGATTACAGGGCGATAGCCGATGTGTTCGGGTACAGTACAAAATCCGTCATACTTGGGAACACTGCCGATGTAGTCCTTGCCATAGTCTTGGCGGAGCGTTTCATTGTTCCAGGGGATACGCTTCTTTACATATCCACCGTTCAGTCTCGGCTGCTCCACAATCTTGTAGAGCGTTGTTCCCACTCGGATAAATTCTTCTTTTGCCATACTGCCATCTGATGGCGGTTTATGGCTTGATGTTACTTTGTTAGCTTCCATTTTCAAATGCTTTTAAGTTCAAAAAATGTCAGCTACAAAAATATAAGTGATTGACGGATAAGTTGCTACGCAAATCGTAGCAGAATAGTGAATAAAGTACTATGGGGATTGGTATTTGAGGGGTGCATAAACAAAGCAAGTCCGAAAACAGGTCAAAAACCTATCTTCGGACTTACCTTGACTGACTAATCAGCCGATATGCTGATATTACGACATACCTATTGGAGAGTTGGCAAGCGAAAAGAGATAACATACTTTCTCTTTTCGTCCGCATATTCTCTTTAACACCTCACTGCGTATCTTCTCTGCACCGTATGAATGGATGCGGAACGCAAGAGCTATAATCATATCCATATTGTAGAGGGTAGCCCAATAGGTATATGGTATTACTTCGCAATGTTGAGTGTGTTCTGCTATCACTCCGCTTTTGTGTATAGCTCGGATTGCAGCCTTTAGTATGGGTGCTGCCACATCGAACAGCACCACAAGTTCCGCAAATGACATCCAAACATCGCCATCGGGTATGTTCACATTGCCCGATTCGCTGATTGTTATAATTGCTCGTTCCATACCTTATGCCATTGTGGTGTTACCGAATGATTGATTAAGTTGGTTGCCGAACATCGTTAAATCCTTGTCGATTTTCTCGGTGGTAATCTTCGCATATAGCTGTGTTGTAACGATGTTCGTATGTCCCAAAACTCTACTTACACTCTCGATTGGCATACCTTTACTGAGGGCGAGGGTAGCGAATCCATGTCTTGAGCAGTGGAATGAAATGTCCTTGTCTATTCCACACTCTTTTATCATCTTTTTCAATGGTTTACATATACTCCAATAGTTCAAATTGGGGAATACGAGTTTGTTCTCTTGGAATGGCTCGTATCGCTTGATAATCTGCAATGGAATATCCAACAACTTAACTTGGAACGGTATTTTGGTTTTGTGTCGCTTGGATAATATCCATTTCTCACCGTTTATCTCTACAATATCATCGGTGGTCAGTTCCTTAATATCCACGAATGACAAGG